GGACCTGGAGAAGGCATTGGTGACTTTGAAAACTTTGGTGGCATGGATGACTTAAAATTTGGTGTGGACTCTTGGGCTAATCTTGTAAAAGCACCAGAACAAAAATTAAAAGAGGCAGCGGATGAGTTTACAAAAAAACAAACAAACCCGAACCCAAACATTTCAGGCAAAAACCCAGAGACAGGTGAAGAATTTGCAAAAGGCGGCAGAGTAGGATATAACATGGGTGGTGGGGTACAAACACTATTTAGAAGGAAAGCATCATAATGGCTACAGTAGATAAAGCGTTACCTAATGTAACTAGAACTAAAATAGACATACCTGGTCCAAAAGAAAAAGCACAAGAGATACAGCTACCAAAGGAGCCACCAAAGCAACCTATTGAAATGACACCGACAGAAGATGGTGGGATGGAGATAGATTTTGATCCTGCTTCAATGGCATTACAAACAGGTGCAGCAAGTGACCCTAACGCAAACTTAGCAGAATTTTTAGAGGAGGATGTTTTAGATCCTATAGGTGCGGATTTGATAGATGCTTTTGAGGACTACAAATCATCAAGAGATGATTGGGAACAAAGTTATCTAAAAGGATTAGATCTGCTTGGTTTTAAATACGAAGACAGAACAGAACCTTTTCAAGGCGCATCTGGTGCAACACACCCAGTGCTTGCAGAAGCAGTCACACAGTTTCAGTCTCTTGCATACAAAGAATTGTTACCAGCGGATGGCCCAGTTAGAACACGTGTCATGGGTAAACCAAGCAAAGTAAAAACTGATCAGGCAGAACGTGTAAAAGAATTTATGAACTATCAACTTATGGTTGAGATGAAAGAATACGAACCTGAGTTTGATCAGATGTTATTTAATCTACCGCTTGCAGGATCTGCATTTAAAAAAGTTTATTATGATTTTAGTCTTGGTAGATGTGTTTCTAAATTTGTACCTGCTGAAGATTTAATTGTGCCATACAGCGCAAACTCACTTGAAGAGGCAGACACAATAATGCATGTGGTAAAAATGCCAGCAAACGAAATGCGAAAGATGCAAGTGTCAGGTTTTTATTTAGATACTGAATTAGGATCACCTGCTTATACTGAAGACGATATAAAAGAGGGCAAGGCTGATTTAGAAGGGACATCAGGTTCTAGCAAAGACGAAGTGTATACACTCATAGAGTGTCACACAGAACTAGACCTAGATGGTTTTCAAGACATGAACCCGCAAACAGGAGAGCCAACAGAGATTAAACTTCCGTATGTTGTGACTGTAGATGAGGGCACAGGAAAAGTTTTATCAATAAGAAGAAATTTTGACGCACAAGATCCAACAAGACAAAGAAAAGATTATTTTGTGCACTTTAAGTTTTTACCAGGACTAGGCTTCTATGGATTTGGTTTAATTCATATGATCGGCGGTTTGTCTCGAACTGCAACTGCAGCATTAAGACAGCTTCTAGACGCCGGCACCTTGTCAAACTTACCAGCCGGATTCAAGATGCGAGGCATCAGAGTCCGTGACGAAGCACAACCGTTGCAGCCGGGCGAGTTTCGTGATGTAGATGCCCCTGGTGGAACTCTTCAAGGTGCATTTCAAATGCTACCTTACAAAGGACCAGACCAAACATTACTACAATTAATGGGTGTGGTTGTACAAGCAGGACAAAGATTTGCATCAATCGCTGACATGCAAGTCGGTGATGGTAATCAAAGCGCTGCGGTAGGCACGACTGTTGCATTGTTGGAACGCGGCTCGCGGGTTATGTCTGCGATACACAAAAGATTGTATCAATCCATGAAAAAAGAATTCATGTTATTGTCTGGTGTGTTCTCAACATACTTACCACCAACTTATCCATACGATGTTGTGGGTGGACAAAGACAAATTAAACAAACAGACTTTGACAAAAAAGTAGATATTATACCTGTAGCAGACCCAAACATCTTTTCACAAACACAAAGAATACAACTCGCACAAACAGCACTACAACTGGCCATGTCAAATCCTGGAATGCACAACTTACCAGCTGCTTACAGGTCAATGTATGAGGCGTTAGGTGTAAAAGATATTGATGCTATAATGCCACCAGTTGCAGAACCCACTCCAATGGACCCAAGTGTAGAACATATTAACGCTTTATCAGGTAAAGTTATCAAAGCTTTTCCTAAACAAGACCATACAGCCCACATGAAAGCGCATTTAGCGTTTATGGGCACACAAATTGCACGAACAAACCCAAATATTTTAGCTGCGATGCAAAAAAACATATTCGAACACATAAGTTTGATGGCACAAGAGCAAATTCAGCTTGAATTTAAGGACGAAATAGCTCAAATTCAACAAATGACGCAACAATTACAACAAATGGGTGCTACAAACCCTCAAATGATGCAACAAAACCCTCAAATGATGGAAATTAAGAAGCAACTAGACAACTTAAACACCCAAATGGAAGCTAGAAAGTCTGTTTTAGTTGCAGAAACCACTTTAGAGTACCTAGAAGAGGAGAAAAAGGTCTTAAATCAGATCGATAATGACCCATTATTGCGTCTAAAAGCAGACGAAGTACAGCTCAGAGCACAAGAAAATATGCGAAAACAGAAAGATGATGAGGAGCAATTAAACCTAGATAAAGCCAGATTATTACAGGCTAGAGAGCTTGCAGAGGACAAAATGGAGCTAAATGACAAACACCAAAAACTCAGAGCTAGTGTATCACTTGCAAAAGACGGCATAAAACAAATGACAGCAGTAGTTGGGGAAGAAAAATAACACCAGGTTGTGATGCTACAAGAAATTGTTGCTTTTTATAAAGACCACTATTGGAAAAATGAGCCGATTGAGGACATTTGTTCCCATGTTTGCCCGTCTATTTTATTAAATCAATACACTATAAATCGTGATGAAAACGGTGAAATGTATGGTTTTACTAATTGGGCTTTTCTAGATAAAGCAACAGAACAAAGATTTATTGACAATCAATATCTTACTTTTAACGATTGGAAGACTGGTGATAGAGCTTGGGTTATAGATACCATCTACACTAAACCACATAATATTATGGCGTTTAATAAAACATTCTTTACACACTTACTTGGAACAGGTAAAATGGTGCAGTGGTTACGTTTAGCTCAGGATGGCTCAGTGCGTAATCATTTTAAAGTTATTACAAAGGAGCACTGGTTATAATGGGCGCTAAAAATGGTAAAAGCGATGGAGCAGGCGGCACAACTAGTGGGCCACCGGCAAAAGATAGATTTAAGAGCACCGAACAAAATAGACAATTTTCCAGAAACCTTCAGAAGGTTATGGATGGCACTGCTGTAAAAACCGGTAGCGGATTTTTAAAAGACAAACAAGGTAATATTGTAAGTTATTCTGGAGGCGCTACTAAGCGAGAGCAGATCAACAGAAAGCTCTTAGAGACGCAATTGCACAAAACATACAAGCACAAGAGGCAAAACAAGTAACACCGACTCAAGCTGGCATAACTTCGGTTATGGATAGAATGAAACAAGATAGGCAAAACTTACTAGATAGAGCAAAAAAGAATAGAATAACAAACCAACAATTAAACCAACTCGGCAAACTAAATAGAGATTTAGGCTTTAACAGAACAACTGGAATGGGTGTTATAGAAAGTTTAAGAGATCAATTTACAAAACCTGAGTTTAAACAAGGTATTGGTAATTTAGTAAAAGCCTATCAAAAAATTTCTCCTATGGGCTTACTAATGCGAAACATACTTAATCCACAATTTGAAGAGGAAACAGGTATACAATCTTTACCAGAGTTTAAAGGTCTGCAAAGAAGCAACATGATGTTTGGCCCAGGTGTTTATGACTTTACTCAACCAACTAGAATGCCGATGACCATGGCGGACGCTAGTCAATCAACCATTGGAATAATACAACGAATGAAAGATGCCGGTTTAAGTGAAGACTTTGCCAAAGATCAATTTAAAGGAACGGAAGTTACTCCTGAAGAAGTAGAAGGTATTTACAGAGGCGCAATAACTAGTCCAACAGGTCAATACTCACTGCCAGTAGGAATGAACCGATTTGAATTTGATGAACAAAGAAGACAAGTCCAGGAGGAAGCTAACACTCCTGACGTAAAAGCCACAATGAATAGCCGGATGCCTGTAATAGACCCACTGAAAGACGCTACCACACCGACTTTTGTGAACCCTAAATTTTCAATTACTGAGTTTGATAAACAATATTTTGACTATTTGAGGGATAGATACCCAGACTACTATGAGAGCATTTAAATGGCAATATCAAGACAACAACTACCAAAAACAACTGACAGAAAACAAAAGAAAGTCAGTAAAGTAATGCGTGAATTTAAAAAAGGTAAATTAAATATTGGAAAATCTAAGAAAAAGGTTAAGAATAGAA